GGGGCGCGCGTAGGGCGCGGCGCGGTTCCAGACGTCGTCAGGGATCCAGCGGTCAAGGTGATCCTCGACGCGCTCGCGCAGCTCCTCGCTCGTGATCGTGATCTCCGGGCTCATGCTGTCACCTCCGCGCCACGCGGGCCGGGAGCGTCTGCTCCGGGCGAGTCAGGCCCTTGCTGAAGCTCTGCGGCTCATATCTGACGCCCACGATCCGGCGGCCGCTGACGCCGTACTTGGGGTTGTAGCCGAACAGGTTGACGTAGCTGCCGAGATCCTCGCGCTCGTCGTCCATCGCCTTCAGCACCTCGAACAGGGCCAGCACGTCGTCGATGGCGCGATGGCTGTTCTGCACCTTGCCGGTGAGGTCGTAGGCGATGATCGCGTTGGCGAGCTTGTGCGGGTAGGCCCTGCGGTCTTTGTAGACCGTCAGGCTGTCCAGCCAGTCGATCCGGCCGACCTTCTGGCCGCGGAGTAGGCCACGGAGAAAACAGGCGTCAAACTGTGCATTGTGGGCGATCATCAGCGTCGGGCCGTTCTGCATGAGCTTGGCGATCTGGCCGGCTGCCTTGACCGGCTGCACGCCCTCGGTCTGGAGCCGCTCGTCGGTGATGCCGGTCAGGCTGACGATGTTCTCCGGGAGGGTCTCGCCTTCGGGCAGCTTGATGAAGGTGTCCATCTTGCCGGCGATCCGCAGGCCGCCGGTGGCCGTGCGCTCCACGCGCAGGGCGGCGAGCTCGATGATCTGGTCGTTGTCGAAGTCGAGGCCGCTGGTCTCGGTGTCAAACACGACGAGGGCCTTGTAGCGGTCGAACAGGGTGGAGAGGTTACTCATGCCGGGCCTCCTTTCCACATTCGCAAGGCGCGGCCGTGCCGGTGAGCAGCCACTCCAGCCAGCACCTCACGCAAGGGGTACAGTCACAGTGGACGGATCCGACGGGCGGGTGTCCCTCGCTGATGACTTTGGCGATCTCCTCCGCTGATGCCGTGCGCATAAACTCGAGGCCGGTCTGCTTATTCATGGGTCGCCTCCTTCTCGCGGGTGGCTCTCAGGGTGCCGAGCATAAACGAGAGGGCCGTGGTCAGTTGATCCTCAGTGGCGAAGGTGCCGCCGAACTGCTCGGCCAGCGCCGCGATGATCTCGCCGGCGTGCTCCGGCGTGACGTCGTCGGTGGCTTCGTCGTCCTCGATGGAGATCAGGAGATCGGAGTCCAGATAACAAGCGGGGCGCAGGCCGTAGCCGCTGTAGGCGATGTCCCAGTCCAGAGCGCCATCGGTGTTGACGAGGCGGGCGAGTGACTCGTAGCCGTTAGACTTCGTGCTGAAGGCGGTGGAGTGCCACCACCAGTCGTCTGCGTTGGGGATGACGTCGCGGTTGCGCCGGTACTGGTCGACCGTCAGCAGGAAGATGGTGACGGTGCAGGTGCCGTAGTCCTTCAGGCCGTCGTCGGTGGTCAGGTCGAGCTCCGTGGTCAGGAAGGCGTTGGGGCCGTTCACGTCCTCGAGCAGATTGTCGAGGTAGGCGCCGTTGAGGTATTCCTTGCTGCTGGCGACGGCGAAGTTGTTGCAGTTGCCCTCGTCAAAGGCTCGGGTCTCGATGATGTCCTTGCTCAGGCATAGGGCGCGGCCGTCGTCGTTCTCCAGCAGGATCCAGCTCTGGCCGGCATAGTCGAAGGCCGTGCCGCGGGCGGCGTTCTTGAGTGCGATCTTTTTCATGGGGTTGCTCCTTTCGTTCTCTGCGGCCGAGCCTTCTGGCTGGCCTGAATGTTTGGCAGGGTCTCGCCGGCGCGGAGCCGGCTCTCACAGTGCGGGCAGATGTAGCCGGTGCGGGGGATCTTCTGGTAGATGCTGACGTTCCAGTCGAGCCCGCAGCCGACGCACTTGGCTGTCATGCGGTTCCACCTCCTCGCTGCTTCAGGCGGTCGGCGAGACAGGTGTAGAAGTCGCGGCTCGTGACGCTCAGCCCGGCGGCTATGTATTCCTTCTCGAGCTCGAAGCGGATCGCCAGATCGCCCACGCTTTTCCCGGGGCCTTTGAACGGCCGTGAGGTTTTGGACTGTCTGGCCTGAAGGTCGGCCCATACCTCGGGCATATCGTTGTAGATATTCCTGAGCTCCTTCAGGTTCTTGGCTGCGCAGCAGGCGCAGCTCACGCGGTCGAGCTTTTCGTATAAGCCCTCCCAGTCATAGCCGGCGGCGTAGCATCCTGCGAGGCACTCGGCCTCGGTGATGCCCCACTCAGCGAGCGGGAATGTTTTGCCCGGCGCCCGCTCCTTTGTGAGTCGATCCGGCTCGTCGGCTGCGATGCCTATGAGGACGATGTTGCCCTTGTTGTGCTGGTCGAGTGCCTTGGTCTTTTCGGTTGTTCCCCATCTGATACCTCGAGCTCCGCACCACGAGTAGCCGCAGTGCGTGCCGCCCGTTTTTTCTCTGACGGGCTTCTCGAACATGAGGTAGTCGAAGCTCTTGGCGGGGTGGAGCACGGTGAACTCGATGCCGTTCTCCTCGCATAGGGCCCGTAGCCGATCCATGTGTCGGTACATTTGCGGAAACTCCCAGCCGGTATCAAAGAATACGCACTCGTCTGGCGGCGTGCCTCTGCGGATCAGCTCGAGCAGCAGGAAAGTTGAGTCCTTGCCGCCAGACAGCGAGAGCGTCGTTTTCATGTGGTTGCCTCCTCTCTGATGATGTGCACGACGGTGACGAGGTCGTCGATCTCGTGCTTGGTGGTGTATGCGTCCTGCTCGTCAAGCCCGCAGCCGACGCACTTGGCTGTCATGGGCCTCCACCTCCTTCCGCAGCCAGAGCCTCGAAAACATAGCGCCGGATGCGGTTGCGGTACTTCTTCCGGGTTCTGGCTTTCTTTGCGTGAGCTGCGAGGTGCAGCCACTTCGGCGGCACTCCGATGGCCTTGGCCGATACCTTCCAGAGCTTTTTGAGGGCAGAGAGCACGACGTTGATGACCGGCTTCAGGGCCTCGGCCAGCTTGGCGGCGATTTCCCGCAGAGCGTCGGCCAGCTTCTCGAAGGCTTCGCGGGCCTGCTGCATCTTCTCACGATTGTCCAGCCGATGCCGTCGCGGATCTCCGCGGCGAAGTCTCGGGCGATGTCTCTCAGTGCTGCCATGCTGGCGCCTCCTCTCTGGTGATGTGCACGACGGTGACGAGGTCGTCGATCTCGTGCTTGGTGGTGTATGTGTCCCGCTCGTCGAGCCCGATGTGCCGCAGCAGCGTCTCGGGCCCGTCCAGCAGGAAGGCGGTGACGGCCACGGCGTTCAGCCGGTAGACCGTGACCTCCACGGTGCAGCGGGCGTCGTCCTCGTCCAGCGTGGACGGGAACGAGGCCCGGCAGATTGGGGTCGCCTCGTATCTGAAGGCGGTCGCGCGGTTCTCGCCGGCGATGATGTCCTTCACGAACTCCTCGAAGGCTTTGCGGGGGATCGAGCTGCGGTACTTGTCCAGCGTGACGTCGGCGAGCTGCCGGATGGCTTTGGTGTTCATGCTCGTCACCTCACTTTATCTCGTGGATCAGCGTCCTGAAGTGGAAGCACTGGATGTTGTAGCCGCCGGCGCCGATGGTCTGGATCTTTGCCTTGCCCTCCGTGCCGACGATGATGCCGTTGATGTCGCCCTCGGGGCCGATGTAGAGGGTGGCCGCGTCGGTGATGGTTCCGACCGTGCTCATAATGCGGCCGATCAGGTCGAGCAGCTTGGCCCGCTTTTCTTCGTCCATCGTCTTTTCGAGCCACGCCTCGCGCTCGTCCTCGTCGCGGATCTCCAGCAGCCTGAGCGTGATCTGGTCGCCTGCTTCGCGGAGTTTCTTCTGGATCTGGTGGTATTCCAGACCGCGCTCACTCAGGAAGGCGTCGACGTCGCGGCGCGGCCAGAGGTTTGCGAGGTCGTAGTCGGTCAGCTCGCGGCCCTTGTAGAGCTCGCGGTACTTCTCGAGAGAGGGGAGCGTCTGAAGCGCCTCCAGCCGGGCGGCCCGTTCCTTGGCCTTCAGGCCCTCGCGGTACTCGATGAAGCGGATCCGCTTCTCTCGGTAGTATCCGATCGCGTGCTGTTTCCAGTTTTCGAGGAAGTCCTTCAGGATCTCCGGGGTGTTTGCCTCGAGGTAGGCGTCGCGGGTGATCCGGGTGTTGAGCTTATCCTTCCAGTTTGCGAGGGTCTCGCGGGCCTCGGCCAGCTTGGAGGTCGCGCTCTTGATGTCCTCGCGCTTGATGCTGACGTCGAAGCGGTCGGCGCCTTTTTCAATCATTTTGGCGAGCTGGCTGTTGTGCTTCTTGAGTACGGCCTCGCGCTTCGCCACGCGGCTCTCGGCGTCGATGACCTTCTGCTCGAGCTCTTTCTGTGTCATGGTGGTCTCCTTTCGTCTTGGCCCGGCCTGAGCCGGGGATCT